TATTCATTGTTTAGCCCAAAAAAAATCCACGGTCAATGGGATATCTACCTCCTTCTCGAATCCACACGCTTCACAAGTAAAATCTTGTGTCATGTCTAAGCCTGGCACCACCCGAAGGTAGGCTGCGCGAAGGTATCGAGAGTCAAAGGCAGGTAAATTGGCAATGAATTGATTAATAATATTAAGCTCCTCAACGCCGTTAACAGAAACAATTATTTTTCTTAATTGATCAGTTAAGTTGGTCTCATATGCAGCACGCTTTTTATTTTGCTGCAGTTTGGCTACGAGTTCGTTTTCATCTTTATTGTTTAAAAGACGAACTTCGAAGCCAGTTCTGGGAAGTTTTACAACAAAGGTGCTATGCTCTGTCGGAGAAATATCATAATCTTCAAAATTATCTCCAAGATACTCCTGAACCTCCGATAAATCAAAGGTATTCTCCGAAACTGCTGTGCAAGCAGGGCAAGCCACTTTTGTTGTATAGTCCGCACCGAAACCATTGATTCGCGAAGCAACAAGAATAGCGTTCTTGTCACCCGACAAAAGAGAGTTGATGTTAATCCGCTTATTTAGAATAATATTCTGCAAAAAGCGGTCAACTGCCAATCCTTTTTTAAGCAATGTCGGGGAAGTAAGAATATCTTCGTCCTTTGCCGTCATATACTTAACTTCAATGATTTCTTGGTTGTGAAGGGGGTGCCCTTCAGAGTAAAATTTACCTTTTGAGGGCAAATCTACTATTTCTGTTGGAGTTGAAAAATCCAACGTATTTTGGACTTCTGCTGCTGCGGGTGCGGGTTCTGCTGCTGCGGAAAGTCTTCTACTATTATCTCTCATTATTTCCTCTTGTTAAATTATTGGGGCTTATTCAGTGGGTTTTCCCGGCTCGGCCACCACATTTACAGTAGCGAGGGGGAATTTTTTCTTGGCCGCCGTGGCCTGAGCTTCGCTAGAAACCACTAGCAATGTAGGATTGACTTCCGCTGATCTAAAATATTCAAAAGAACGTTCTGGCATCAAACGCACTCTGGGATCGTCCGCACTAGGCCACATTTGACCACTATCAAGGCCGGGCTGGCCGTGCATAAAAGCCTTGAAGGTAGAAAACGCCCAACTAATACTTATTTCTACCAAATCATCACTTGAATAATCTAATTTTCCAAAATTGACTTCCATTGGGAATGCCTCAATTAGCTTCCAAGTCTCTAGTGGCTGCCCTGTATAGTCAAGCTGTTGAAACCAGACGTCTCCTATAGATTCTCGAAACTTGGGTATATTAAAGCTCATTCCGGCGCACGCTTCGTCGTTATAACCGGCTCGTCTAAATAGGCGCAACAATTTTCTTGTAGCATTTGGATACGAAGGATCGATCAAAGTCATCTGTATTTGATTAAACTCAGGAATGTCGTTTGGTATAACCAGTGCAGCGCGGGGGCCGTTCAAAGAAACATTGCCTTTATTGATATCTTGCAATCTTATTGTTGGCTTGTCAATACTCTTGGCATACCAAACTAAAGTTTCATCGGGCTTATCGTCACAATTCCCCGAACCTTCAATATCTTCGTAGGCCATGCCATCGATGTACACCCTAAATCGGTGCTGCATCTTTGGTTCAAAACCATTGTTTAAAGTCCAGAATCCGCCTTTAGGCATGTGTTAGGCCTCACTAGTTGTTTCTATACTATATAGGCTTAACACTAAAAATTTCTTTACCTTTGACAAGGGAACCATTAACACTAGACATAAATTCGGCCCAATCATATCTAAACTTAACAACAATTTCAGTTAAGTCTTCAGAGCCGTAGTCCAATTCGCCGAAAGTAACTTCCTTAATCCATGCATGCTTAAGAGTCCACTTTTCTAAATCCCCTCCATTTTCATCAATCTGAATAATGCGTATATCATCTGAAATACCAGTATCTCCGGTACCAAACTGCGCAGTGGCGCTCTTTTTAGAAATAGTAGAAAAATCAATATCGTTAGCAGTACCGCCGGGGATTACGTAGCCCATAGACTGGATAGAATCTGCTAAATTTCCTGCCAAATCGGGAGAAACTGGGTCGACCATGGTAATAGAAATCTCATTCCATTCGGCGCGTGCAGGCCAATAAAAGGTGTGGTTTAAATAATTGTGTGTAGCCTCGGTAAAAGAAACTGTCGGCTTGTCGGCTTTCTTGGCATACCAAATTGGCCCAGATTCACCAAACTCTACTCTAAATCTAAATGCTCTTTTTGGATCTTCTTGAGGACTTTGAGTCCAAAAAGTTCCTCCTTTTAAATTTCCGAATGACATGTTATTTCTCCTCTTATATTCTAACTAGTGCACTGGGAAGAAAAGTACTTCCTATTTGTCTATCAGTCCTCAAATGATGCCCCGGAGCGAGTAATAATAAAATCAATCGCGATGAACTCGATGGCTCTCGTGGGCTTGATAAAGATCTTGGCATACATAATGTTGCGGTCAATCAAGTCCGGAGTAGTTGTGGTCTCATCAAGAACAACCTTAAAGTCATCAACACCAAATCTGATCTGAACGTCTGACAAGAAATTATCAGCCTTAGACTTAAAGCTATTCCAAGTTGCTTGAACATTCGGTTGGAATATCGTTTCACTAGCAATCCTTGAAATTCCTCGCTTGACAAAAATCATCAACCGACGGACATTAATGCGATCAAGAGCAGATTGCGTAGCTTGAAGCGTCTTCTGGCCAAAGACCACAATACCTTCTGCCGGGAAACTTGCAATCGGGTTGATATTGACATCATAAAGATCATCTCGATTTCCAGATGTAAGCTTTGTTTCAACTCCAATAACTGTAACCCCGCCGGCGCCTTGTGACAAGCCTCCTCGTTGGAAACCAGCCGGAGCAAACCACACATCAGCAGAACGCTCTGTATTAGCTAAAACTCCTAATGCGACAACTGATGGTGGCATGTATATAAACGCTCCATGGAAATCATCTCTTACTTTGACCCAAGGATAATAAGCACAACCATAGCTACTATTAAGATTACGAAGCTTAATGTTTGCAATAGTATCTTCAACGGTACCTTTTCGATTAGCCGCAGTATCATTTAATTCATGACGTGGCTGAAAGCCTCCCTTAAGATCAATCACGGCCAGAGCATCGGCGCGCTGATCGCAAGTATCAATAAGATACTTGGTAATGCTTTCATTTGTGATTCCTGGTATGGAAGCAGCGTTTATCGACAAGACCTCTGGATCCGCGATAGTTTCGATGGCTCTGCGTAGCGTATAGTAAGTATAATTACCTGTTTCGCTTTCAGAGTCATCTATTCTAGTGTTCCGGAAGGGATCTCGTTCTTTAATGTCTAGACCATCGAAAGCGCCCCATAGTGGTGAACTAAAGCGATTAATCTTAGAATCTAATATATTTTCAAAGTTTGAACCAGTGCCCAACGAAGAAGAAGCATTCCAAGAAGCAACGCCCTTATAGGAACCAGAATGCCAATATGCATCGGTAATATTGGAAGCCGGAGAACCAACATAGAATGAAGAACCAGTAGTAACGATAACTTCGTCTAATGAAAACACCCATTGTGGATTTAAATTAGTGCCGTATGGTGAGAATCCAGAACTTAGTCCGAAATCATCGCCCCATGAAGAGTCAGCTATAACTTCACGGCCAAAAGCTCTTATATAATCTGGATAGCCAGGATCGTACAAAGTAGTAGTCCTTGACTTCCCTGTTTGCAAGCCAAAATAAGCATTCTTTGTTGCTAAGGCTCCGTCGTCAGAAGCGGTTGCTCGTATACCAACGGCTGGGAATTTAAAAGATGCCGTACCATAGTGGCCATTCGCTGACCAAAGAGTTTGTGCCGTGGCGCCGTAATCCTTGCCGCCAGTATAGTAAGGAACACTACTGGAACCGATGCCATAAGAAAATGGATTAAGGGCGCCGGCGACGGTGTCATGCTGGGATGAACTTTTCTGGAGATACCCTTTAAATCTTGGGGGCCCAAAAATCCCAAATGGAAGAAGTGTCGGATTGGCGCCATTGTTATCGATTTCGTCACTTATGACCACTCGGACGTAATCTGATCTATTGGGATATGTTCCGAATTCACGATATCTTTTATTAGTATTGTCCCAGGTCTGATATATGGTACCAATCCTAGCGCCTACATAATCCATACTAGTAGGATCGAGATTGCAGTTGCTATATCTTTCAACAATTTCAGGTCGTAAATCGGAATCCGAGATTTTACGAAGCAGAACGTCAAATGAACCATAAGGTACCGCTTCATTGCTGGACGCCTTGATATTAGAAATAGAAATTTTAATATTATTTTGCAGCCATTCACCATGTCCATTGATACCAACAAACTTAAATAGCCTGGTCATATTGATATATTCGTACTGATCGGTATCATAATTAAGATTTTGACCGAAGAACCAACCTGTGTGAGCGTCACGATAGGGCATTGTCTTTGGAGCAAGGCCGCCGATGGAAGCCGATGCTATAGCCACAATCGCTCCCCAAGCAGCGGCGCTGGTCCCGACGCGTTCCTCTACGTATCTCTCATATGTCTCACCCAACCAATAAGACTTAGTATGATTCGTGTCTTCAATAGTTGTATTTGTAAGTTGTGGATTTGTATTAAAAACTTTACGAATAAAGTTATTGCTTGTTTCTTTCAAACTAAAGGTTACATTTTCTATTTGGCTGCCCGCGTCATTGTAAATAATAGCTTTAAATAAACCACTGTTGTCAGATCTAATTACTGTGGAAGCTCCGGAAACTTGTGATCCGGTCGGATTGCTACCAGTTAAAACAACGGCGCCGGAATCTAAATACCAAACAGCAGCTAACGTACCGTGATTCAGCGCATTAATAGCGCTTCCAGACTTCCATACAAGCAAACCATAAGGGCCGCCATTATTAGC